GAAGAATTGGAATGTGAGGAAGTTGATGAAAGTGACACCATTTGAAACCTACCAAACATATCTTTCCGTAAAGAATCATTTTTCAAATCCGAAATATGATTATTTTAAATACGGTGGTAGGTCAAGAGCAAAGATAACAGCTTTTAATAAAAGAAAGGACAAGTATTGGTTTGAGAAAACGTCAAGGAAATATCCTGATAAGGAGATTGTAGAATTTCTTGTATCTAACTTTGTATCTGCTGATAATCCGCAAAGTTTGTGGATTGGTGAGATTATGAACTCTGGTGAAAAAATATACTCTGAGTGGTCAAAAACTCAGCAGAGTTTGGGATATATTTTTAAAGATAAGATTACTGATTTACTAGACAATAATAATCTGGAGGAGTTATTTGATTGTTCTAATGGTCATCCACTTTTATTGAAGAAATATCTTGGTGGTGAACTTAACTTAGAGATAGTTGTTATACTTGAACAAATCTTTGGTTTTGTAAAAGACTTTGATAAAAAATTGGATGATCCTGTGTGGGAAACCGTCAGTATGAAAATAAGGAAATATATTCCTTTCATAAATATAGATGTATTCCAATACAAGAAGGTTCTTAGAGAATTACTATGAGTGCTTTTTTTGACTCAGAAATCATCAAAGATTCTTTGGAGGATATCAATAAACTTCAAGAAGATGTTTATGGAAAACTCGTCCACTTTCATTTGATGAATCATGATGAGCAAGTTGACCATGTAAGTAAACTAACAGAATTGTTAGATAAGCAGCGTATTATGTACACTAGATTATCATTATCAGATGATCCAGATGCAGTTATTATGAAAGAAAGTTTGAACAAAACAGTTACCATGATGGGATATCCCGAAGGAACTGATATTGCTGTATTATTTAAAAATATGCATGCTACTATTGACGCACTGAAAGAGTTTCTCGAAGCATAAATAACTAGTTACACTAGTTACTTTATGTATCATAAACACGATCAAATTTCAATCCACCGTAATCCACTCAGAGAATACTCAACACCTTTAAAAAGAGAAGAGTACAAAAGTCCCAAATATCATCAGATCCGCATTTATTTCAAATGCGAACGAAAAGTTGACTGAAGAGGACTTTTCTGATATAATCTAAACATCCCCCGAATCCAAATTAATCCGAGGTAATCTAAATGTCATTCGCAGACTTAAAAAAACAATCCAAATTAGGTTCTTTGACCGCTAAATTAGTGAAGCAGGTCGAGAAGATGAATAATAATGGAGGGT